CGCTCGGTCCGCTGATTTCCGTCGCCTCGGTCAAGTATGACGACATCGACGCGGTAGAGGCGACAGTCGTGGCCACTAACTATGTTGCCGACACGGTGCGCAACCCGGGCTGGGTAGTGCCGGTCAGCGGCTATGCCTGGCCGGCGACCGCCGCGGGCGGCATCAATACGGTTCGTATACGCTTTGCGGCGGGGCAGTCGCCGGTGCCGCCGCAGGTCAAGCCGAGCGTAATGCTGCTGGTCGAGCACTGGTACAATCACCGCGAGGCGGTATCCGATCTCAACCTCGCGGAAATGCCGATCGCGGCCTACCCCTTGATCGCGTCGCTGCGGCTGCCGGCGTGCTGACATGAGCAGCGGCGGCGATCTCAGGCATACGATGTCGTTCTCGATGCCTGACGAAATCTCCGACGAATACGGCAATGTCTCTACCGGCTGGCAGGACATGTTCACTGTGCATGCGCAGATCACGCCGCGGCTCGGCGGCGAGACGGTCGAGGCGGCGCGGTTGCAGGGGCGGCAGCCGGTGGTGATGCGGGTTCGCTATTCGCCGGACACAAAACAAATCCGCACCGACTGGCGCGCAACCGACGCTCAGAGCGGTATTGTCTACAACGTGCGCTCGGTCACTGACGCTTCCATGGGAAATTCCCGACACGGCCAGTGGATCGACTTGCTCGCCGAGGCGGGAGTTGCCGTCTGATGCCGTGCGCGTCCTGCCAGCAGCGGCGCGAGGCGATCGCCAGGCTCGCGCGGGAAGTCGGCGGCACCATCGTTTTCGGCGCCAGGCGCGTGCTGACCGGGGCGGCGCCGGCGCCGCAACCCAAGGAGCAAGATGGCAAACGTTGAGAAAGAGCTGCAAGGGGCAATCTACCAGCGGCTTACAACTGATCCTGCCGTGTCGGCTCTTATTAACGGCCGCGTTTACGATGATGTCTCTGCCAGTGCGACATTTCCATATGTGACGATCGGGTCGGTAGATAGCGTCGAGGATGACGCCGACTGCATTACCGGTCTCGAAGTGGCGCAGCAGATCGATTGTTGGAGCCGCGCCAAGGGATCTCTCGAATGCAAGGAGCTCGTCGATGCGGTGCGCGCTGCGCTGCACGATTACGACCTCGATCTCGCGACTAACGCGCTCGTTTTCTTTCAGTGCCGCAGTGCCGGCGTCGTGAAAGATCCTGATGGAATCACCAAGCACGGCATCCTCGGCTTTGAAGCCGCAATAGAACGCCAGTAGAAAGGATTTAATACAATGGCTCAGCCTGTAACCGCCAAATTCGGCAAGATGCTCATCGAGCTCGGCACGCCCGGCACGCCGATCACCTACGCCGCTCCCTGCGGATTCACGTCGAAAGGGGTCACAATCTCGAAAAACCTGCAGGAAGTGAACATCCCCGACTGCGACGATCCCGACGCTCCGACCTGGGTCGGCCGCGACGTGCTCAGCCAGTCCGCCACCATCACAGGCGACGGCGTGGCGGCAGCCGAAAGCGTGCCCGATTGGGACGATGCTGCAATGTCGACCGATAGCGTCCCGATGCGTGTCACAATCGATTTCGGTGCCGGCAAAAAGGTGATTACCGGCGAATTTCATGTTGACTCCGAAGCTTACGCCGCGGCGCAGGGCGGGCGCGTCACGCTCGCCATCAATGCCGTGTCGAACGGGCCGGTGACCGCCGTCTGGACCGCGACACCATGATAGGCGACGGCTCGGCGGTGTTTTTTGCCGCCGGCAAGGATTGGTCGTTCCGGTTGACGATCGGCCAATGGATCAAGCTGCAAAAGCATTTCGGTGGCGGGCCGCAGAAGATTTCCGCGCGCTTCGGCGGCGATGATTGGACGGTCGAGGACGTGCGCGAGATGATCGAGCGCGGCCTTGAGGGCGCCGGCATGGACGCCAACGACGCACGCGAGAACGCCACCATCATCTTCAACGGCCAGGCGCTCGACCCGAATTACAAACTGGCGATCGACATCATGGGCTCGGCCTGGGCGGGCATGGACGAATACGCAAAAAAAAAGCAGGTCGTCGAAGAGGCGACGGCCGCCCTGTCGAGGATCGCGACGGGCAATGGGACTTCCTCGAGCTTGTCGGAGTCGGCCTCCTCGCCGGCATCCAGCCGTCGGAAGCAAAGCGGCTCAGCCTCGGCGAATATTTCGCAGTGATCGAGACCTGGAGCGAAGCGCATTCGCCGCGTGAACGCATGTCGGAGGGCGAGGCGGACGATATCTGGGAGTGGATGCAGGCGCAGCCGCTTGCGCCGCTGACGCTGAAGGATGCTCGCGCCAATGCCAACCGGCCTTGACCAGCTAAGGCGGCGACTGGTGGACGAGATCCCCAACGCGGTGCGCGTCGGCCTCGAGACCGCCATGCTGGAAAGCGCCGGCCGCATCGTTGCCGGGGCAAAATTGCGCGTGCCGGTCGACGAGGGCGACGTGCAGGCGTCCATCCGTCACCACGGCGTCAAGGAAGGCAAGCGCGGCGGGCTCTACGTGGCGATCACCGCCGGCGACAGGACGACCGAGGCCGATACATACCAAGTCGCGCGGCTGCTGGAGTTCGGGACAATGAAAATGCCTGCGCAACCGTATCTCCTCCCGGCATTCCGGGCCAACCGGCGCCGCGCCAAATCGGCCATGCGGCGCGCGATACGTGATGCGATCATCCACTTGCGCGTGAGAAAGCAAGTCTGATGGCTGCTGATGACGCCGCAGTTGTCGTAACGCTCAGGGCCAACCTGAAAGATTATGAAGCTGCTCTGAAATCCGCGGTGCGCTCTACCGAGACTGCGGCCAGAGCGGCCGAAAAGGCTGTTTCCGGCATCGGCAAGGGCGGCGGCGCGAGCAAGGTCATCGAGGGCAACTTCAAGAAATCCAGCCAGGCGATCGCCAACGACGCGAAGATCCTGCAATTCCAACTGAACGATATCTTTTCCGGGCTGGCATCGGGGCAGGGCATCCGCGCGGTGCAGGTGCAGCTCGGCCAGATCGCGCAGCAGATGACGGGGTCGAGCCTCATCGGCGGCGCGCGGCTGCTCGGCACCGCACTCGCCGGCATGGTCAATCCGATTAACCTCGCGGTGGTCGCCTTCGGCGTGCTGGCGGGCGTGGCGGCATCGTATTTCACAAGCAGCGAGGAGCAGGCGAAAGCAGCCACGGACGCACTGAAAAAGCAGGCTGACGAGCTGGACAATCTCGCCAAGAAGTACGGCAAGCTGTTCCCTGAAATACAGCGGGCGGCGGATCGCCAGCGCGAGTTGCTGGATGCCGCCGAGAAGGCAATCGCAGTGCAGACGGCGCTCACTGCCGCCTACGAAGATACCGGCAAGACGCTTGACACTCTCGGCGATCAGCTTCTCGAAATACAAAGCCTGCTCGACTTTGGCGACGCGCCGGAAGTTCTCAGTGCGATTACCAAGTCATTCGATGACCTCAAGACGGCGGTCAAAAATCACAATGCCAGCAGCAAGGACGCGCAGGAAATTCTGAAGACGCTGAACGGGATTATCGCCAGCACTGAAGGGCGGGTGAAAGAACTCGCCACCACAATGCGCAACGATCTCGTCAAGTCGTTTGCGGAACTCGACCGCGCGGCGAAGTCGGCCGGCGAGACGATACAGAACTCGCTTAATTTCCAGATGCCCGGCGCGGGCGGCAAGCTCGACCTGGCGCCGCTGCTGCGCGCGCGTCAGGGTGCGACGTTATCCGGCGGCACGGCAGACTTCATCCGCAACGAGGAGGGCTTTCGCGCCAAGGCGTATTGGGATGTCAATGCGTGGCGCATCGGCTTCGGCAGCGACACCTTCGTCGACGCGATGGGCGAAGTGCAGAAGGTCACCAAGGACACGGTGGTCACGCTGCAACAGGCCAATCAGGATTTGGCGCGGCGCATTCCCGAATTCCAGCAGACGATTACCGATGCGATCGGCCCGGACTATTGGCAAAGTCTAAATGAGGCACAGCAGGCGGCGCTCACGTCCATTGCCTACAATTTCGGGAGCCTGCCAAAGTCGATCGTCGCGGCGATCAAGGCTGGCGACAAGGGCCAGGTGGCGGCGGCGATTGCCGGCCTCGGTGGCAATGCTGCGCGGCGCGGGCGCGAGGCGGCGGCGTTCGGCGGTGCGCCTGCCGCCGTGAAGGCAACTACGGAGGAGATTAAGGCAACCAAGGAGGCGACCCAGGAGGCGACCTTTGCGCAGAAGGCGTGGAACGAGGAGCTGAAAAGGGGGGCGGCCGAATCTCTGGCACTCCAGCAGCAGATGGAAAGCCTGCTCAGCAGCGCGCTGACAGGCTTTGTGCATGATCTGGAGAACGGCAAGGATGCCGGCGAAGCATTCAATAACATGCTGAAAAATCTGGCATCGCAGCTCGTCGACATGGCCATTCAGATGATGATCGTGAAGCCGCTGATGAATTCGTTGTTTGGCGGTCTCGGTGGCGGGGTTCCTGCCGGGCTATTCGAGGCGGGCGGGACGGTCGGTCTGTCCGGCCGCCATGACGGCCGCAAATTGTCGCCGGCGCTATGGGCAGGCGCTCCACGCTTTGCCGCAGGCGGCATGGTCGGACTGCGGCCAGGTGAGATGCCGATCATTGCGCACAGGGGCGAAATCATCGTGCCGAACGCACGGCGGATTGCAGGTGCTGGCGCTGCCGGGGGTGGCGGGCGGCACACGGTCGACGTGAGGGTGTCTGCAGCTCCCTCGCCACTGCTCGATCTGAGCATCAAGACTTCCGCGAAGCAGGCCGAGGAGCGTGCTGTCTCGCGCGGGCCGGCGGTGGCGCGTGCCAACAACCAACGCTACGCGACGCCATAGATGGCGAACGTGACATGGCCTGCGGTGTTGCAGCCGAGCGAGTTCGGGTATTCCCATCTCGACCAGGATATTTCCGGCGGTCGTGCGGTGGGCGGTGGCGAGCAGTTCATCTCATCGCCGGGTCCGCGCTGGGCAGCGTCGATGACGCTGCCGATCCGCAACAACGATCAGGTTCTGGCGGTCCGCGCGTTGCGCTCGAAACTTCAGGGGCGTGCCAATCCGGCGATCCTGCCGAACTTCGATGGCATCCGGCTGTCG